GAAGTTGATTTGAAAATTAATCCCTGCCCGGCGTTATAGCTTTGTAAACGTATATTCCCATTATTTAAAACCAATTTTTCATTTGGATTCATGTCTCCCAGACCTACGTTATTGTCAAAAACAACGGGATTTACTTGTCTTAGTTTAATAGTCGCCATAGCTTAATTTTAAATTACACTTAATACCTCGGATAATAGATACTTGTTCCAATCGTTACCCCATTTTCATCAGTAATTATATTGTTATTTTCATCAAGGACCTGAGCGCAAACTGAATCCAACATACCAGAGCAGAAAAGTCCCCTAGAATTATCTTCAAAATCCATTGAAACTGAAAAATTTAGACTAGAACCCTCGTTTTGTCCTATGGAACCCTGTGAACTCATAGCTTCTAGCGTAGCTCCTAATATAGTATATTTTGCTGCGATTGAACCGTCGTCAGTTTTTAGATTTAAATCAATGTCATAAGTGTATCCTATTTTAGCATTATCAACAAATGATCCACTAGGCGTATGAATATTTAACATATCTAAATCCAAAGTGGCTACTACCGGAAACCGAACGGGGTTGGCGGCAACCATTTTGTATCCTACATATTTAATTTTTTCCCTATCAATAGATATACCCAATTTGAATTCTTGTATATGTTGAGTATGAAATGTCATTCCTCCTTCTTCTGACCTTGTTATATATACATCGATATTTCCCGGTTTCAACATTAGCGATGAGGGGGGGTAACAAAGTTCAGATTTGTCAAAAGACCTTGGAATAATAAATTTTTTAATTTCTGTTATGTCGGTTATCTTAACATTTTTAATCGAAAATTGGTCCGAGACAGATCCAGCGAAATTATAATCTCCGGCCCCTTCCAACCCGTAAATATATAATGAATCCTCTGTCGCTATAAATTCCATATCGAAATTAACCCAATTTCCTAATGTAGTTATTCCTCCTACTCCTTGCCACCTTGTATTAGGCGCGCTTAGATCGCTTGGGCCGTTCCAGAATTCAATTCTATCCATATTAACCGAATCCGAACTAATATTAATTTTGCCAGTTAATCTATATTTTTTTCCTACGGTAACGCAGTTCTTTTTTACTAAGTAATGATCACCATGGGAACCGTTCGCGTTTGTCGTAAATGTTAATCGAGGATTTACTATGTCCCTGTCTAGTCTCCAGAGGGCAAAATCTGTAATATATATGATATCGTTACTACCCGGAGTATAAGAACCCGTCCCTCCATCTATGCCAAAAATATAAATTCCGACAGACGATGACTCAGCCGTAAATTCTACAGAAAATTCTTTCCATTCGTCGTAAACGCAATTGCCTCCAACCGAAGGGCTATAACAATCATGAATAGCATCGTTTGTCACCGAAGTCATTATCTTGAATCCGTCTGTTGTTTGTCCAGATGGCAAATAGACTTTTCCAGTTAATTTATATTTTTTTCCTTCAGCGAAGCTAATAGGTCTGGACAAATAGTGAGAGGTGCTAGCTGTGTCCAATATGACCTTTAAGGCTGCACTTTGGTTCTGCTGGCCAAGCGGAGAATAAGTCGTTGAAACTGTGGCGGCAGCATGTTTAGCGTCCCACCCATCTTCATCGGTATCAAAATTTGAAACATAACTCAATGGTACATCATCCGAAATTGCCTCGGCCATGTCTTCAGTAGCAAACGTTCCCGCGCCGTACCAACCGTCCGTGCTAGAGTCGAAATTTGACTCATAAATATCTCCTATGGGATTATCCACAGTGACACCAGACTTTAAATCCAAATAAGGTATATTGATACCGCTTCCAGAAGCATATCCTATAATATTGTCCGCGTTAAGCGACACACTCGAACTAACCAAAGACCCCACGCTACCCTCTACATTGTAACTTCTCACATGACTATTTTGAAATACGATTACGTTGTAATTTTGAGAGTCCGGGTCGACTACTTCTTCTGAGGTGAAACTTGTACCGCGTGGGGCCGGATATACTGGCGCATCACTGTTGTCATGTATGTCGTCTGACTTTTGGTTTACTATAAGGTACAAATTTCTTCCGGAAATTGCGTCACTAAGAGCAAAGTCATGAATCATATTTCTTCCTTTTTTGGCAGAAGGGGTCAAGTCTCCATCGTTATTGAAACCTAAGCGGTGTTCATTATTAATTCCATAATTTATATATGTAAAGTCGCAGCTGACTTCGTGAGGTTGGTGATAAGAGTCCACATGTGCGGAAGATTTTCCCAAAGTATTTTCGTGAGAAACGTTTGGTTTTATATCGTAAGCAACGCTTTGAACCCTCTCTAGTCTTTGTAGAATGTGAAACCCCGAGGCCCCAGTAATGCTTAGATCTTCTTCATCCGTTAAAGACCCGACGTAAAGATCTTGGACATTATATATAATCCTGTTTCTAGACATATCATGCTTTGCTAATGTATAAGATACTGGCTAAGTAATCGTCGACTTGATGAGCATAAGCTATTTCTTGGATCTCTCTAATTCTATCTGGATTAGTGTCCACAGGATTTTTTATATAATCTTTTGCTTTTTTATCCCAAGACTCTGGGTTTTCATTCGCCACAATAGTTTTAGTAATTTCAAAGGCTACGTCTTTTTGCGGTTCACTTAGCTCTTTAACCTTATGTTTCCTTTTTAAAGATGCTTGTACTTTTTTGTATAGCTTGTCAGCTTTTACAAAATTATCTTTAACGTCTGACAAAATGTAATTTTCATTCGCTCCTATCGGGCTTACCTTTTTGGTGGTCTGTGGAGACTTTGTTCCACTTGGTCTTCCCGCGGGACCCTTGGAGCCACTCTTTGCTGGTGGGGCTGCGCCCGGAGCAGGTTTCTTAGCGGCTTCTTTCGCCTTCTCCTTACTGATCTTCTCTTGAGACTTGATATTTTTATCAGTTACTTCTAATTGCAATTCACCAGTTTTGTCCGCAAGTACCTTTTGGGTTTCTGGTCCGCCCATAAGTGGTTCATAAAAACCTTTGCCTCTCATTTTATTGTACTCTTGTTGAGAGATTTTGGACTCTTCTGGAGAAGGCAACTTGCCCGTGTCTAGGGCTTCCATACCTTCCTCAGCAGTTAGTACGCCCACCTCGACTAGTCTAGCATATATTCTTGACATGGTCTCATCGTTCTTTATCGAAAGTTTATGAAAATATGGAGTAGGATAATTTTTAAACCCTAATGATTTAGCTACCCTTTTAATCTCTGGAATCAGAAATTGATTTAAGAAGGTTTCCCTAGCTTGTCTTAATCTGGCTATAAATAATTCTACTTTAATATTTTGGTTTGCAAATTTTTCTCCTCCACCGGTAACTATTGAATTTAATCCAATTTCAATATCTTTGTTAACCACTTCAAATTTTTTAGGATCTAATATGCTTCCTACCTTAGGGATAACGAATTCCGCCTTGGTCGTGTAGTCCGCAATCAATACTCTACCAACAGACTCATTAGCAAAAAGTGATTGCATAGCTGCTAGATTTTTTTGATTAATTCCTCCCTTTTCTGGCTCCGCCCCCATGGTCACCAAGAGAACGGTTTGTTGCATGGTACGAGCTATCGCCATGTCCATTTTTTTCATTTCCGCTTTCCAGTTAATGTCTTCTAAAACTGGGTACCCCATGGGTACAGCAAATGGTTCGTAATCCATCTTTTTATAAAAAACCGCATTTATTCTATTTGCGTCTAATGGCATAAGAATATGAGGAACCCTTTCCTTGATTTTCTTTTGTATTTCCGGATCTAAAGAATTTAATACCTCCCTATCTTCCTCTGTTCTGGGAGACCTTAACCTCTCTAATTCGTATCCAGATAATTGCTTATAGTATGTACCCGCGGCGAAGGATATATTTCCTCCTACATGAACGTCAGCGGGATTAAGAATACAATACCTTATGGGAATAGAATATTCCGTATTCGCTTTAGACACGCCAAAGGTTTGGGTCATTTTGTTTAAATCTTTTTTTGCGATTTTTCCATCAAACCTATAAAGAAAAACGTTTCCGCTTCTGTAATATTCCCTAAAGAACCTGTCCTGAAGATCCCAAAGATTAGTCTTTAAAAAGAAGGCGTTAAAAAACTCTTTAGACTTTTTACTTCCGCCTCTTAAAAAAAGCCTGCTACAAGAAAACTCAGTCATTAAATCGATAGTATTTCTAAAAATGGCAAAATTATAGTAAGCCTTCTGGCAAAGCATTACTGTATCTCTTATATCTATGCTAGAAGTTTTATCTCCATAGCTACTTGTGGAATAATGAAACGGAATCATTCCGCTATCGATATTATGAAATCTATCGGTTCTTTCAATTGTGGCCGATTTATTTCTTCTGGTTCTCGTAGGAGTGCGGACCGAAGCCGTAGTCGTCATTAACGGCGTTCCAGAAGCTGCTATTTCTGTTTCAACTTTTTTGACCTGTTTTGATCTCGTTTGGGCTTTTTTCATCTTTTTATATTTACACTAAATTATAGCATCCTTGGAATAAAAGTTCCAGTCTCTTCTGGGGGAGCGTTCATCATGTCATAATAGCATTTTATAGCCCAACTTCCTAACATAAGTGTGGTATAGTTATCTTTTCTTGATCTATGTATGGACTCGCTTTTTTTGAGGTGAAGCGGCAAATCGAATGTTTGCGTCCCTTTCGCCGTGCTTTTTACTTCGATTAGGGCGCACTGTTTCTTGGTTTGGTGAATTAGAGCGTCTTGAGTTTCTATGAAATCTAATACAGTTTTTTCGCCCACCTCGTTCAGCTTAACCCTTCTACCGGAATATTTGTTGAACGCGGCTTCATTAGCTGTGGTTCTAGATGCGAACCATAATCTTTTATGATCTATATTTGCCTGTAAGTGTTCGTTGCCTTTTCTAATAAAGTCGCTAGAGAATACTTGTTTAAATACCTTTTTTTGATCTTGTTTATTATATTGCCTTCTAGCTTTTTTGATTTCTATTTCGTAATCTAGGCCATCTTTGTCACTACTAAAATCAAAGAACTTTAAATTAATTTTATCTTTTATAAACTCTTTATTTTCATTACAACTATCTATGAATTGGTAGCCTGCATTATCAATAATAATCATCTCTACGTCGAAGTTCGTCATAATATGATGCATGTATTTTATATGGTCCTTGAGGTTACCTCCGGCAACAGCATAGTTGTGCACCAGAGTTCCCTGTTGGGATTCTTCGTCTAATTCTAGTACGGCAATGGCAAAAAAGTCTGAACTTGGACTATTAGAAAAACTGGGGTCAATTGCTACAATATATTTCTGTCCCTTGTCTCCAGTAATTTTAGTCGTTGGTGTTTCTCCATCTGGGATTGTGCATTGGTGCATTTTCTTTGCACTAAAGTAACTGTCACTACCATCGGTAAATCTAGCGCAATATTCCCTTAAAAATGAAGAGTGACTTTGTCCCCCTTCTTGAGCCTCTTGAATAATAACGCTGTCTATCATGTGATCGGGTAAAGATTCATATCCCATCTGAGATACAAAATAAGTGGCTTGTCCCATTTTCTCTCCATATATATTTGATACCCATTCTTGGTATTGTCTATATAGATTTTCGAATGTATAACTTGCAGAAGAGAGCGCAATCATTTTAGAATCATTTTCGAAGATCATCCTGTCTTCTTTCCTCATGTCTCCTTTTTCTATGAGCCTATCTTCTATCTCCCTGACCTCTATTCTTTCTTTCATGTTCTGTGGGGCCACCAAGAACGGCATAAGCACGGTCTTAATTGTGTCCTCAGGAAGAAGCATATACTCATCGAGGACAAGGACGTTGGCGCGGAAACCACGAATCTTTTCTCCACTTAGCGGAATAGCTGTTATCGAACCTCCATTAATTAACCATTCGTATTGGTCGTTACGTTTCGATTTGGCTCCGAAAGCCTGAGCTAAAAGTGCTGCCCCGGGAGTATCAACGAGTTTTTCTAAATTATTAAAAATAAATCTAGCCGTACGGAAAGTTGGTCCGGCGATCATTATCTTGGTCCCCGGATAAAATATGCACTGTAAGAAACAAAAAATACTAGCTATGAATGTCTTGCCGCAACCACGACCCCATACGCACATACTGAAGTTTCTATTCATGAAGGCCTTTAAGGTCACCTCTTGATATGGCGCTAGTTTAATTCCAGAAATAAGTTCCGTAGTAAATCCGATGTTGTGGCGCAAAAATTTAGCCAGAGTGATCTTGGCTTCCTTGTCCCCCAAGTCTCCCTTTAACATGGAGAGCTCTTCGTTAATATTCGGGATATCAAATTTATATTTTTCTGGGCAATACCACATCACAAGACCTTATTGTCGTAAGCTAGCTGTAAATCTATTTTTTTATAATAACATCCGCAGGTAAAAATAAGCTCAATGACTCTCGAGGACTCTTTCCTGCCGTTAACAAATAAAAACTGAATGTTTGGATACATCTGTATGAGATTCCTTGTTCTATGAAAAATAAATTCTGGGGTTGCTCTAATTTTTTTTGATATATGAGGAAGGTATTGGAAGCTCAGCGCATTGTTTATAGTCTCTTCTACTAAAATAATTAAATTGGCCTCCTCTTCCTTGGCTCTTTCTAACTCGTTAATAAACCTATCGTACCCGCCGCTAATTGTACTTATAAAATCAGCCAAAGATTTCCTTTCTACGTGACAACGGCATGTATACTCTGGATGACTGAACGCATAATCTCCATAATCTAATTTCTGTGATATAGTCTCCCTATCGAACTTAAGCGGCTTTTGTTCTCTAGTATCAATTAATATCTTGTACTTTTCTTTATCATACTCTTGGCCATCGATAATTTTTGTTGGATTTTGGTATTTATTTTCAAGGCCCAGCTTATCGCAAAGGTTATAGTAGTCATCAAAGATTTCATTATAATACTGGATGGGAGGGGTAAGTAGACTCCTTAATTCGACCTGAGATGGCGTGTATTTTATCCCCCTACTTTCTTTTCTCCTTAGTAAGATCGTCTCACAATATTCCCGCGCTTCATCAATATGTAAGCCCTTCAGCCATTTCTTCATATTAGTTTTAGTGTTGAAATCATCAGAAAGATACTGCTCTCTATTCTTAAATTTTATAAACTCATTCGTAAGCAGATCTTTTCTAGGGTAATGTTTATGATAATAGTCTACGAGAAGCATTTTATGTGACCTTAGGTGCCTGTGCAGATCAACATAGTTCTCAAACTTTTGTTCACACTCTTTACAATTAACCATCTAGTACCTCATCTCTAGATATTCCCATGACCTTTGCCTTCATTTCGTCCATGGTAGATAAATTCTCTATTTCCTTTCTCAAAGTTTTCTTTCTAAGCTCTGCCAGTTGTATCATCTTTTGTCTGCTTTCCTCCTCTCTCCACATTTGAACCAAATTCAGAATGCTTGCGTTTTCGCTAATCTGCTTTCTAAGCTTGTCACTTCTTTTTTCTTTTAAGCTTTCAAGAAGTTTTTGCTGTCTATTAACGCACTGATTATACTCTTTATGCGAGGTATCTATAGACTCGACTAGCGCCATGGATATTCTCCTTCCTTCTGTGTCGCTAGCTGCGCCATCCATAAGCTCCTGAAGTCTTTCTACTCTTCTTTGAATGTTGCTAGAGATAACGACTTCGGTAGAAAGAACGATATATTGATCTACCTCCTCCTGAGATAAATCTGGCTTATCATATGTATATCTAACGAAGCTGCTTTCGTATAGTTCCCTATCTATGTTGTTTCTATAAGTACTTATCTGGTGCTGAAATCTAAATGTATGTAAATAACCAATCAGAGCATTTAATCCGTTTTTTAGATTGATCGATAGTTTGTTTTTATTTATGCCCTCGTGAACATAACGATTTACTTTAGTTATCGCTGAGGTTAAAGTTTTCGGGGGGTCGTAAGCCTCTACGTCAGGAAGCAGTTCCGTTTGTGCTGAATGAGCGATGGCGGGATTTAAACTCTCAACGTATTGCGCTACGGCTCTAGATTCTTGATTTAGGTTGGTAAGCTCTGGCTCTGCGAATAAGATTCTGGCCATCTCTACAGATGACATCATTGAAAAATTGTTTCTTATAAATTCTTTGTGCTCTCCCGTAAGATCGATCTTTTGTTTGGGCTGATATTGGTGTGAGGCGTGGGCTTTAATCTGCCTAGTCGCTAAAAATGACTTTACCGCTTTACCCTCCTTACTTCTGCCATCAATATCTTTATCCGGATAAGCAGCGCGAATTAATTCTAAAAGGGATGGAGGATTATTCGGCCTATCGTTCCACTCGCTTAGAATACTTTCTTTTTGGCTTTCCGTTAAAACAATTTCTCCCATAATTTAATATATATCTATCTGGTCGTTTTCTATTAGAAACTTGGCTTTTTCTATTATTTTCTTTTTTATATTCTTAATTTGCTTGTACCCCGGAGACCTATTAACTTCTGAAGTTTTATAGTTCATTAATTCGGCCACCTCATCTTCATCTTTAAAATCTATATATAAATATTGGTATACTTTCCACTCGTTAGGTTTCAGTTCTTCCTTCATTTTAGTATGTAGTTTTTTACTAGCGGCGTCTATATCGAAATAAGCCCTTCCCTTTAAAACATAAACCTCTTGACTATGATTTTCAAGCGGCACGGGCATTCTTGCGTGCATTCCTCCTTTTTTGTTTTTTTCCCAATTTTTGTAGAGGGGGCACTCGCTTGTCTGTGACCCATAGATTTCGCAACCGGTATTATCAATAGCGGCTGCGCATTTGACGCAGGGTTTTACAAAATTTGTATAATTATTTCTTATCAGATTTTTTATCTGATTAGTTATAATCGTCCTAACCCACGGCTTAAGGCGTTTATCTGGATTGTAAAGATGCCACTTTTTAAAGATATGAAATCTTATTATTTGAGAAACATCCTCATAATCCATCCACGCTAACGAAGTTAAATTCCATTTTCCCCTTTTCTTTGCTATTTCTACGTCAATTTCCGCTAAACTGTCTTCAAATCCTATTTTACCTTTTTCCGTTTTCCTTTTAACATTCTTCTTCGTTCCCGCCTTTTTCTTTTTGGCAGTTTTTTTTCTCATTAATTTGGTTTTCTATTTTTTGGTTTGATAGCCGCCCCTTCTTTTAGTACGTCTTCGCCAGTTAAGTTTTCTGCTCCTCCCCTAACGTATTCTGTATCTATGCTATCTTTGTCCATGGTTCCTGCGATCGATCCCATGACATGGGTATTGGATCTCCCTCCGTCGATTTCTACATCTAGTTTATCGAGTTGAGGAATAAATTTTTTTGTGGTATTTTTCACTTCTCCAGCAATTTCTTGCGAGGCCACGTTTTCATCCAAGTTAAACCCTTGCCCACACTTATGGCAGAAATTAGGTTTTTCATTAATATACCCGTTTACGCATCCGCATTTTTGACAATAAAGTTTCAACATATATTATTATAGCGTAAAATTGTTTTTATTGTGAAATTTCTTATTTTTCAAATATAATAAGTGTATGGGGGCACAAGGTAAAAAAAAGGCCGAGAAACTCATAAGAGGAATATTAGATATATCTTTTCC